ACATTATATTACTATTGTCAAAATCATTCTGGCATGGGAGGTCAAATAAATACAAATACAACACATGGCAGTACAAACTTTGATGGCTCAATTCTAAGTGTATCACAAACCAACGAAACATCTGGTTTTAGTATTGCTACTTATACTGGTACTGGTTCTTTAGCAACAGTAGGGCATGGATTAGGTTCTACAGCACAATGGGTAATTATTAAAAAGAGAAGTGCAAGTGGTAATTGGGTTATAGGTCATCATCAAAATGGTTTTAATGGACAACTTTATTTTGATTCTGGTGCATTTAGTTCAAATAGTGGTTCATTCAATAATACAGCACCAACATCAACTGTAGTTACAATTAATACAGATAGCACAATTAATACAAGTTCTGCAACATATGTCATGTATTGTTTTACTGAAATTGAGGGCTACTCAAAGTTTGGCAGTTATACGGGCAATGGCTCATCAGATGGTACATTTGTGTTTACTGGCTTTAGACCCGCTTGGATTTTAATAAAATCATCTTCTCATGGTGAACCATGGAATTTAGTAGACATAAAAAGAGATACTTTTAATGTTATGGGAAATTATTTACAACCACATTCAAGTGGTGCAGAAGCTACAATAGCTTTTGTTGATGGTTTATCAAATGGTTTTAAATTAAGGTCATCTGGTAGCGGTTTTAATGGAAGTGGTTATACATTTATATATATTTGTTTTGCAGAACAGCCTTTTAAGTTCAGCAATAGTAGGTAAAAAAGGAGAGAAAAATATGCCTTGGAAACATAATGGTATAATAATCAAAGAGGGAAAGAGTTGGTCAGATGGCACTTATAAACATCCGTATAATTGGGCAAGTGCTTGGAGTGCTGAAGACAAAAAAAAGTTTAAATTAGTTTGGGAAAAAGAAGAAGATACAAGTTTTGATAATCGTTTTTATTTTAGTAAAGATAACCCAAAAAAATTAGATGATGAAGATGCTAAAGATGCTAATGGTAAACAGTTGTATCAAGAAGATGGTAAAACAAAACTTATCAATGAGGGATTAAAGACTATTTGGATAAGGCAAACCAAAGAAACAACAAATGCACTTTTATCAAAGTGGGATTGGCAAATAGTTAGAAAAACAGAAAAAGACAAAGCTATTGATAGCAATGTTGCAACTTATAGAGATGCAGTTAGAACAGCTTGTGATGATATTGAAAAAAAAATCACCGATTGTAAAACACTAGCAGATTTTATGAAACTATTTGATGTACCAGTAGATAAAGACAATGTTCCAACTGGAAATGCACCAATATATGATTTTCCAAAAGAGATATAAAAGGGAGTAAATTATAGACCCCGCAACTATAGGATTATTGCTAACAGGGGCTTCAAAAGCCTTTAATTACCTTAAACAAGGTGTTGCATTAGGCAAAGATATTTCAGAAATGTCTAGTCAAGTATCGACATTTATGAGAAATACAAGCGATATTGAAAACTATGAAAAAAGGGCAAAATCTCCAACGATGATACAATCTATATTCAACAGCGGTAATGTTGAAAAGGTTGCACTTGATTCTTTTATGGCAAAGAAAAAACTTCAAAAACAAAGACAAGAATTAAAAACAATGATAATGATGCAATATGGTCAAGCGGGGTGGAATGACCTTTTGGCAACAGAAGGCAGAATAAGAAAAGAACGGGCAGAGTTTGTTCATAAAAGGCAAGAACAAAGAGATAAAATTATAAATTATTCAGCTATATTTTTATTGTTTTGTACAATAATAGGTTTTCTTGTATTTTTGGCATATTTGTATAAACTTAAAAATTAATATGGCACATTGGTTTGCAATTGTAACTTTAGTAATCTGGTATTGTAGTTTCTGGGTGGGGTTTTATTTTGGCTAAACAAAAAAAATTTCAAAAAGATAGTGTTTTTTCTGATTATGATACCGATGGTGATGGTGTAGTTTCAGATGAAGAATTAAGCCATGTCAAAGAAATAAAAGAAACTGAAACAAAACTTAGAAAAAATTTAGCCCAATTAAGAATGGCAAGATATACCTTAATCGGCATGGGTGTTTTTACTGTAGCTATGTTTATTGTGCCTATTGAAAGAGTTAATGCTTTAAGTGATATATCGAACCTATTTTATATTTCGGGTGCTGGTATTGTAGGTGCTTATATGGGAACTTCTGCATATATGCAAAAGAATGGAAAATGAAACCAGCCTTTTTATTAGCTTGTTATCTTAGCGGTATTCCAGCGGGAAGTATGCATTTATCAAATGTGCATAATTGTAAATATTTCCAAAAGTATTTGCATAAACAAACAGTTAGAATTGGTGATGAAACAAAGAATTATCAATGTTATTGTAAATTAGTAAATGTTAATGAAAATATGAGATTGTATTGATTATTTTTCTAAAAAAAATTATATTAACTTGTCGGTGCAAATTCACCGATATGACTTGTTCGTCATGGTGACAACAAGTTGTTATGATGAAAAAGGGGTGTTGTATTATATGACACCCTTTATAAAGGCTAGAAAATGGCAAAACTAGAACCAAAAACAAGCAAAGAACATTTAGTGAATCTTTACAATAAGATAGAACATTTGGAAACCAACCATATTTATCATTTACAAAAAGAGGTAAAGAAGTTGAATTATGTTTTATGGGCAATTGGTTTTATGGTTGGAACACAGTTTATAGCTTTTGTATTATCGAGGTTAGAATGGATTTAGTTACTTTACAGGAAGATATCATTCGAGAAGAAGGCGGATTATTGCTTGAGCCTTATCAAGACCATTTAGGATATTGGACAATTTCGGCTGGTCATTTAATTCGTGACCACGAAAAAGAAGAACTTATGAAACCGATAACACATGAAAGAGCGGTTGAATTATTTCAAAAAGATTTAGATGTTGCGATAGATGATGCCAATACTTTTTGCGAAGGTATGGATATTGATGACAATGTAAGGGAATGTGTAATACATATGTCATTTCAATTAGGATTACCTAAACTTAGTCAATTTAAAAAGTTTAAACAAGCCTTACAAAACAATGATATTGAAACAGCTATTTTAGAAATGAAAGATAGCCGAGCCTATAATCAAACTACAAATAGATGGAATAGGCTTATTGAAAAAATGGAAAAAAGCATATGATAGCTAGTTTATTACCTGTAGCTTCAAAGTTATTAGGCAAATTTATTGAGGACAAAGACACAAAAAATAAACTGGCTCATGAAATAGCAACAATGGCGGAAAAACACGCTCAACAACTAGCATTAGAACAAATAAAGGTAAATCAAGAGGAAGCAAAAGGTAATTGGTTTCAAAGTTCATGGCGACCTTTGATTGGCTGGATTTGCGGTTTGTCTTTAATGATAAATTATATGATTTCACCAATATTAGCTGGTTTTGGTATAATTATACCACAAGCTGATATGTCGGTTATGATGCCACTTTTGTTTGGTATGCTAGGAATTGCTGGTATGCGGTCATATGATAAGACAAAAAAAACGGACACAAAAAAATGATGGTTTGCATGAATTGCTACCAAAAAAATTCAATAGTTTTACATAATGAAAAGTGTTTAGAATTAGAAACTAAAATGAACAACTGGTTTGTAAATGTTTATAAATGTAAAATATGTAATACAATACACCAAGTATGTGTTCCAAAAGAAAAAACTGATGATGGATTTATTCAGACATCTTAGAATACACACTAAAAGAAGGGAGATTGGAATGTTAGAAAAATTAAAAAATATTTGGGAAACTTTTGAAGAATTAAAAACATGGGTTCAGATTTTAATTTTTTGTGCTATCCTAATTGTAATACATTCAACTGTATTACATTAAGAGGTAAATATGGCACTAACTAAAAAACAAAAAAAATTACCTAAAGGCTTACAGATGGCAATTTTGAAAAGTCAGAAAAAAGGTAATAAGAAAAAGAAAGGAAAAAAATAATGCCTTATCATACAGGAAAAGGTTCTCACTCAAAGGGAATGAAAAAAAAGGGTAAAAAGAAA